TTCCATGCGAGGGTTTCAAAAGACTGCATTGTAGTCTCCAAGTGCTTCTAACGTGGGGCCATAGTGCCGCAAACTGACGGGGGCGTCAACCCCCGTCAGTGTGCGTGCCGTCACAATTTCACGCAGTGGCCCGCGGCGCATTGACCACGGCCAGGCGCCCGCGCGCCACCAGCCGGCTGATGCACCCCGACGCGGTCACGCGCGACCAGCCCGGGCGGGCATCTACCATAAGGCGCGTGACGGTGGAGCGCTCCGCAGCCCCAGCGGCCAATGCGGCCTCCGCCACCGCGTAGGCTTCGGCCAGGCGCCCCGTCGGCGCGGGCGTCCCATTGGCCCGGCTCAGGGCAATCCAGCAGCCTTTAGGGGCGTACTGGCGCCGGGCGCTCTTACGGTCCCGGCGCAGGCGCGTGCGCGGCGTGGCGACCGCCGGGGCGCGCCCTGCGGCAATCCGGCGGGCCTCCGCAACGGCCAGGGCGGTCAGTTCACGTTCCACAATGGCGTTGAAGTCTGCAATATTCATGGCGGTATTCCCTTGGTGTGAGTAATGGACGGGCGCCACGTTGCCAGCCGATTGACGCCCCCGTCAGTGCGGTATCCAACATAAAGGCCGAATTGACGCCCCGGGCGGCCGCGGGCACACTGCGCGGATGACTGTCCCGGCCGTTCGCCCAGAATTGGGCTTTGACTTCAAAAAGCCCGACTATGTGCGGATATTCGCTGCACGCGCGGAGCGCTTGGCGCACCTGCGCGCCCACCCCAAAGACCTGCCCGCCCTGCGCCACTACTACAAAACGCACCCCGCCGATTTTATCAACGATTGGGCCGTGACCGTGGACCCACGCGTGGCCAGCCAAGGCCGCAGCCCCGTGATGCCTTTCCTACTGTTCCCCCGCCAGCGCGAAATGGTGGACTGGATTGTGGCGCGCTGGACATCCAGCGAGCCGGGCATCATTGAAAAGTCGCGCGACATCGGCGCGTCATGGGTGGCCATGGCGCTGGGCTGCACGCTGGGCCTGTTCCACAACGACATCAGCGTGGGCGTGGGCAGCTACGTCGAAGACAAAATAGACCGTAGCGGCGACCCGGATTGCCTGTTCTACAAGGCCCGCATGTTCCTAACCTACCTGCCCCCGGAGTTCCGCGGCGGGTGGGACGTGAAAAAGCACAGCGCACACATGCGGCTGCAGTTCCCCGGCACGGGCTCCAGCCTGACCGGCGAAGCGGGCGACAACATCGGCCGCGGCGGCCGTAAGTCCATCTACTTCGTCGACGAGGCCGCGCACCTTGAACGGCCGCAGCTGATTGACGCGTCGCTATCGGCAAACACGGATTGCCGCGTGGATATGTCCAGCGTCAACGGCATGGCCAACCCCTTTGCCGAAAAGCGCCACAGCGGAAAAATACCGGTGTTTACCTTCCACTGGCGCGACGACCCGCGAAAAGACGACGCGTGGTATGCCAAAAAGTGCGACGAGATTGTGGACCCGGTCATCATCGCGCAGGAAATCGACCTCAACTACAGCGCCGCGGTGGAAGGCGTCGTTATCCCCAGCAGCTGGGTGCAAGCGGCCGTGGACGCGCACACGAAGCTGGGCATCAAGCCTAGCGGCGTCAAGCGGGCGGCGCTCGACGTGGCCGACCGCGGGCAAGACAAGAACGCCATGGCGTTCCGCCACGGCATCCTGCTGACGCACGCGGAAAGCTGGAGCGGCGCCAAAATGGACATCTATGCGACCACGGAACGCGCTTTCCGGCTGTGCGACGAGCACGGGGCCAATGGCTTTGACTACGATGCGGACGGTTTGGGCGCGGGCGTGCGCGGCGATGCGCGCAAGATCAACGAGCACCGCGGCAAACAGTCGCTGCGCGTGGGGCAGTTCCGCGGCTCCGCGGCCGTGCTCGACCCTGACCGTACGGTGCCCGGGACCGACCGCAAGAACGTGGACTTCTATGCCAACATGAAGGCGCAGGCATGGTGGCACCTGCGGTTCCGATTCCAGGCCACGTGGCGCGCCATCAACGGCCAGCCCTACAGCCCTGACGATATCATCAGCATTGCCCCGGACTTCCCGGAACGCGCGCGGCTATGCATGGAACTGTCACAACCGCAATACCTCATCAACAACGCGGGCAAAATCCTGATAGACAAGACCCCTGAAGGCGTGGCGTCGCCCAACCTGGGGGACGCTGTGATGATGGCGTTTGCACCCCGGCGCCCGGCCATGTTCATCAGCGAGGCGGCGCTAGACGCCATCTAACGCCCCGTGGCACACTTGCGGCATGGCTAAATCCCCCATGTCGCCCCTGTCCCTTGAGCGGTTCGCCATGGCGCTGGCCGCCATGGCCGCTGACGCAGGCGCCCCGCCGCGCCCCTTCAAGGCCCCCGACCTGCCCCCGGGCGTGGTGCCCAAGGGCGCACGCATCCCCATCGCCATGGACGATGCCACGGCCATGTACGGGTGGCTTAACAACGGCGGCAACGGTCTGGGCGTGTGCGGGCTGGGCTTCCCCGGGTACCCCTACCTGTCGCAGCTGACCCAGCGCAGCGAGTACCGCGCGCCCACGGAAACCATCGCCACGGAACTGACCCGCGAATGGGTGAAATTCACCGGCGCCGACGAGGCCAAGACCAAAGAACTGGAAACGGCATTTGACGATTTCGGCGTGCGCGCGGCTTTCCGCGAGATGGGCATACAGGACGGATTTTTTGGCCGCGGCCAGCTGTCCATCAACATCAAGGGCCAGGACACCGACAAGCGCCGCGCCCTGCCCCTCATCGTGGACCCCGACGGCGCGACCATCCGCAAGGGCGATTTGCTGGGCTTCAAGTCCGTGGAACCGATTTGGACAACGCCCTACGCGTACAACAGCAACGACCCCACCAAGCCGGATTTCTACAAGCCGGACTTCTGGTACGTGCTGGGCAAAAAGACGCACGCCAGCCGGCTGCTGACCTTCATTGGTCGCCCGGTGCCGGACATCCTCAAGCCATCGTACAACTTCAGCGGCCTATCCCTGTCGCAGCTGATTGAGCCGTACGTGGTGCGGTGGCTGAAAACCGTGGACAGCGTCAACCGGATGATTTCCCGTTTCAGCGTGTCGGGCCTTGCGACCAATATGCAAAGCATACTGGAGGAAGGCGGCGAACCCTCCACGCTGATGAAGCGGGCCCAGGTGTTCAACACCATGGCCGACAACCGCGGTCTGATGCTGCTGGACAAAGACAGCGAGGAATTTTTCCAGTTCAACACGCCCCTGTCCGGCCTGTCAGAACTGCAGGCGCAGGCGCAGGAGCACATGGCGGCGCCCACGCACATCCCGCTGGTCAAGCTGACGGGCATAACGCCCAGCGGCCTGAATGCCAGCGCGGAGGGGGAAATTAAGGTCTTCTACGATTTTATAGCGGCGGAACAGGAAAACTTGTTGGGCCCGCACCTGACCACGGTGTTGAACATCATCCAGTTGCACCTGTGGGGCAAGGTTGACCCGGACATTGGGTACGAATGGGTGAAGCTGGACGCGCCCAGCGATAAGGAAGTGGCCGAAATGCGCAAGGCCGACGCAGACGCTGGCGTGGCCTATATCAACGCGGGCGTCATCACGGCCGACGAGGAACGCGCGCGGCTGCGCATGGACCCCACGAGCGGCTACACGGGCATTGAAGGCGACGCCCCCGAAGCGCCGATGCTGCAGGAACACGAACTGGGGCAGGAAAGCGCCGACGCTGACGCCCAGCGCCAAGCCGATGCGCGCGAGCACGCGGCCAATCTGGCCCCCAAGGACAAGGCCGATTGACGGCGCGGGCAGCCGGCCCTATGCTGACCCGCGCCGCATTCCTATGGACCCGCCCTAGCGGCCCGTACATAACGCGGGAATGCCTCTGTTTCCTGTTCGTGGACATGCCCGGGGCCGCTAACGATGGCTGAGAAACCCAAGGTGGTGCGCGCGGTCTGGCCCAATGCCGGCGTGGAAGCGTGGTACCGCAAAAAGCTACAGGCGGCGCTCCAGGCCATGGCGGAGTCCATGTTGTGCCACCTGCGCGCAGCGTGGAAGGCCGCAGACCCTGAAATCGGCTTTGCCCAGGACGCCAAAAACCCGTCCATTCTGCTGCGCAAGGCACTGGAAAAATGGGGCGGCCTGTGGATTAAAAAGCTGGACCGGCTATCCCTCGACCTGTCGGCGCAGTTCGCTGATAAGTCATTCAAGGCCACCGACACCAGCATGGCCGCCGCTATGGAGCAGGCCGGCTTCACCGTCAAATTCACGGCCACGCCGGCGAGCCGCGCGGCGTACCAGGCCGTGGTGGCTGAGAATGTGAACCTTATCAAATCCATTCCGGCGCAGTTCCTAAAGGACGTGCAAAGCCAAGTGTGGGCCAACGTGATGAAGGGTGGCGACCTTGCCACGTTGTCGCGGGGCATACAGGACAAATATGGCACGGCATACAAGCGCGCGGCGCTCATCGCGCGCGACCAGAACGCCAAAGCAAAGGCCGTGCTGGAGAATACGCGCCGGCAGGAATTGGGCATCAAACAAGCCATTTGGCAGCACTCCAGTGCCGGCAAGGTGCCCCGCCCCACGCATGTGGCCATGAACGGCAAGACGTTTGACCTGGCAAAGGGCATGTATGACAGCGACGAAGGGCAATATGTGTGGCCCGGGCAGCTTATCAACTGCCGTTGTACCTCGCGCGCCCTAATTCCGGGCTTCAACGCATGAAGGTGCCAGACAGCAAAGTGGCGCGTTTCGCGCTGTTTTTCGCATCCGAAGCCGTGTCTTTTTTCTTCATCGCGGCCAACTTTCGCGCGGTGGCGCTCGGTCTGTACTTCTGGACGGCGCTTACGGACATGCTGCTGGTGTTCCAAGGCATGGTCATAACGCGCCTCATGTTCGAAGATGAGCGGGCGCGCGATTGGCTGTCAATTGCCGGCTTCAGCCTGGGCGGCGCGTGCGGCTCGGTGCTGTCCATCTATGCGACGAAGCACCTATGGGCCGCCTGAAAGACCCGCAGGTGAAGCGCGTCTACGCGTGGGAGGGCCAGCACGCGGACTGGATGCGTAGCACCCTGTCGTTGCGCGGAACGCGCGCCGTGGTGAAGTGGGCGTGCGACAAGTACGGTCTGCCCTGCCCGATCATCCGCCAGCACTACCACACGGACGATTCGTATTCGCAAGCCGACGGCGCCCCCGGCGGCCGCCCGCTAATAAGCTTCCGGGCGGCCGACCAGAAAAACCCCGCGGTAGCGCTGCACGAGGCCGCGCACTATATCCACGATGCCATCTTTGGCGACAAGGGCGTCCACCACAGCACCGAATGGCTGGGCGTGTACCTGTGGCTGTTGGAAGGGTACAGAATCGCACCGCGCACCGCGCTGCACGCGTCGGCCAAGGCCGCGGGCTTGCGGTGGGTGCCCACGTGGATAATGTCCCCGAAGCGCTTGCAACGTAAACGCGGACCGTGATACAACGGGCCGTCATTTTGACCATGGAGTCAGCACGTTATGCCACGTTCCAAAAAAGCCCCTGAATCCAAGGGGCGCTCCCTTGACGAGTTTGCCAACCTCCACGACAAGGCCACCATTGTGCCGCGCAAGATCCGCGACGCGCTGACGCAGCTGGGCGACTCGTGGGAATATGAAACCGACTTCATGCGCCGCGCGGGGCTCAGTCCCACCGACCTGGCGCGCTATCGTGAACCTTTTTTGGATCATTGCGTGATGGTCCCGGGCCGCAATCCAAAGCGGGCCTGGGCCGGTACGCTCAAGTTTGCGGCTAAGTTGCGCGGGCGCTTGCAGTGAAGGCGCGCAAGCCGGCGGGCAAGACGCTGGACGAATTCCGCGCCGCGCACGACCCCACGCACGAAGTAGACGCGCCCTCGACCGTCTTTGAACGCCCCCTGCGGCCGGGCGCCAAGGTGTTCATCATCACGGCTGCCCAGAACGCCACGCCCGTCCACGCCAAATTCTGGGCGGTGCTGGCCAACATGGCCAAGATGCGCGCCGCGGAACTGCTGGTGATCCCGTTGCGGTACAAGAATCCCACCAGCAGCTGGAGCGGCAGCCAACAGAATGCCGAGTATTGGGACGCGGCCGTGCGCCCCTACCTGTGGAACCAGCGCCGGGCATTGAATGCCAACCTGACGGTGCTGGGGGACATCAAGGTGCAGCCCACGGCATCCAGCCCCCTGACGGGCGCCGAAGCGCTTTCCCTGGCCTCATCGGGCATCATTGGCCACACCAAAGTCCAGACCCGCACCATTCCCACCCCGCAGGCGCGCATGGCCAAGCTGCTGTTGACCAGCGGCGCGTGTACCGTCCAGAACTACACCGATTCGCGCGCCGGCAAGATCGGGGAATTCCATCATTCCCTTTCTGCGGTGCTCGTGGAGATTGACGGCGGGCGGTTCCACCTGCGCCGGCTGCACTACGATGCCAAGACCGGCAGCGTCACGGACCTGCACCTGCGCTGGACGGCCAACGAAGTGACCCAGGCCCCGCGCGCGCTGGCCCTCGTGATGGGCGACACGCACGTGGACTTCGTGGATCCGGACGTGGTGCGCGCGACCTTCGGACCTCGCGGCATCGTGCCCACCACGCGCCCGCTGCACCTTGTCTGGCATGACTTGCTGGACGGCTACAGCGTCAACCCGCACCACGGCAAAAACCCGTTCAACCGGCTGGCCAAGCGCGAGACGGACATGGACAACGCCAGGAAGGAAGTCCAACGCGCCATTGGCTTCGTGCGCCGGCACACGCCCGCGGACACCACCAGCGTGGTGGTGGCCAGCAACCATGACGATTTTCTGCGCCGGTGGGTAGTCAATACGGACTGGCGCGAGGATCCCACCAATGCGGAGTTTTACCTAGAAACCGCACTGGCCATGTGCCGCGGCACGTCGCTGGGCGCGCGCGGCACCGAGTACCCCGACCCATTCGCCTACTGGTTTCGAAAGTTGGCCGACATGCCCAATGCGCGCGTGCTCGACCATGACGAGTCATTCACGCTGGCCAATGTGGAACTGGGGTACCACTTCGACAAGGGCCCCAACGGCGCGCGCGGCTCCATCAAAAACATGCGCCGCCTGGGCGTCAAGACCATTGGCGCCCATTCCCATTCCCCGGGTGAGGATGAAGGCGCCACGCAAGTGGGCACATCCACGCGGCTGTCTGCCGAGTACACGGGCGGCCCTTTGTCATGGCTCAACGCCCATTGCCTGCTCAATGCCGACGGCAAACGCCAGATGATTGTGGTTGTTGACGGTAAATGGCGCAGTGGGTAATATCGGGGCATGAGAAAGAAAACAGGCGCCGCCCCGTCGGTTTCCGCAGGATGGCGCCAACCGTGCAAAGTGGACGGCTGCGGGCGGCCAGTTGGCAAGAGTGGCAGCCATGGCATGTGCATGGCGCACGTTACCCGATGGCGGAAAGGCGCCGACCTGACCGCACCGTGGCGGCAAGATTTGGCGGGCGGAACGTGCAGCGTGCCGGGGTGCGACCGTCCGAAATCCGCAAAGGGCCGCTGCACTTTCCATTACGCGCGCCAGCGCGCCGGATTCCCCGACAACCACCCGTATAAGCGCCGACGGATACGCCAGGCCCGCCAGAAAGCCCCGGCGGGCTACATGTACATTTTAGTGGACGGCCGAAAAGTGATGGAGCATCGGCACGTAATGGCGCTGCACCTGCGCCGCCCCTTGGCGCCCCACGAGACGGTGCACCACAAGAACGGCCAGCGTGCGGACAACAGAATTGCAAATCTAGAGTTGTGGAGCCACAGCCAACCGTATGGCCAACGAGTCAAGGACAAAATCCAATGGGCCAAGAAATTTTTGGCGGAGTACGGGTACACGGTGTGCCGCGCTTGACGCCCCCGTCAACAGATGGTAGCGTGCGGCCCATGGAGTACATTGCCGCCACGCCCCGGAATGTCCAAGACCGGGCCGGGAAGATCCGCACCGCCACGGGGAAGTACGTCAACCCCCTGAAGCTGCGCGCGGCGGATATCGCCATCAAAGACGTGGCCCACCACCTGGCGCACCTGTGCCGCTATACCGGCGCGTGCCCCCACTTCTACAGCGTCGCGCAGCACAGCGTGCTGGTGTCCAAGTACCTGCGCGAGGCCGGCGCCAGCGTGGAACTGCAGATGGCCGGGCTGTTGCACGACGCAGGGGAAGCCTATTTCAATGACCTGGCCAGCCCCGTGAAGCACGACCCGCGCATGGCGTGGTACCGCGACGCGGAACACGAGGCCACGCGGCTGATTTTTTGCGTGGTGGGCATCAACCCCGATTTGCTGGCCGCCACGAAGCAGGCCGATGACGCGGTATTCCACAACGAGGCGGTCACGTGGTGGCACAACGCGCGCCTCATCACCCCGTTGGAACCGTTGAATGCCCGCCACCAATTCATGTTCACTTACACACTGCTGAAGGATGCTCTAGATGCGTACCACCCTGCCCCCCGGTTCTGAGGCCCGCAAGGCCGTGCCCCTGTGGCGCGGCTGCATGGCGTACTTCCCCGCTGCGCTGGCCGGCGTCGCGCGCTGGTCAAAGCTGGGCAACGACAAGCACAACCCCGGCGAACCGATGCACCACGCGCGCGGCAAGTCCAACGATCATATGGACTGCATTCCGCGCCACCTGCTCGACCTGGGCGACGTGCTGGCGGCCGTGGAGCGCGCCGACGCGGCTAACGCGCGGGTGCCGGATTTGGACATCGTGGTGCTGCTGGACGAAGTCGATGCGCTGGCGTGGCGCGCGCTGGCACTGTCGCAGGAACTGCACGAGCGCTTTGGTGGCGCACCGCTGGCGCCCGGCGCGCGGCTGCCGGCCGTCGTGGCGTCGCCCCCCGGCAAGGCCGAAAACACGATCACCATTGACGTGGACACCGCCGGCATTGCCGCGAAGTTGGCCGCCGTGCAGGATAAGCTGCAGGCCGTCAACAAGGATTGGGAATTGTCGCAGCGGCGTATCCGCGCGCGGCGCAAGGCCGCGCGCCGTCGCAAGTAACCGAATTCGCCCCGCGGCTTTGGCAGACTGCGCGAAGGCGCAAAGAGCATCAAAGGCGGCGGGCGGATAACTGCCGCGGGCACACTCCCGACTCGCGGCGGCCCTCAAGCCGGCGGCTAGTACCCGCCGGCTATTTTTTGCGCTACCCTATGGGCATGATTCGCATGGCCCAAGATAAGCGCACCGTTGACCAGGACGGCCGGCTGCACGTTACCGATTGCCGCATCAGCAAGGCAAACGTGTGCCCCTACCTGGGCCGCGAAATCCCCGATTTCGAAGCGCTGGGGCTCGACCCCAACCGCGTATATATGCTGTACCGCGACCCGCAGGCGCTGGCCGAAGCGGCCAAGACCTTCGGCAATGTGCCGCTGCTGATGGCGCACATTCCCATCAGCGTGGACGAACCCGCGCAAGACCTGATTGCAGGCACCGTCAGCAACCCGCGGTTTCAACACCCGTACCTGATTGCGGACCTGGCCGTGTGGACGCGTGAGGCCATTAACGCCATCGAAAGCGAGGAACAGCGTGAATTGTCTTGCGCTTACCGGTACACCGCGTCTATGATTAGCGGAACTTCACCGGATGGCGTCCGGTATGACGGGCGAATGATTGGACCGATACAGGCCAATCATGTAGCCTTAGTCACTGAGGGCCGCGCGGGCCCCGATGTCCTAGTATCTGACGAGGCATTGCCCAACATGAAACGCCCCAAGTTTGTCGCTGCCCTTGCCGCCCTGTTTGGCTCCACGCTGCCGCCGGAAAAGCTGGTGGC